AAGTAAAAGAGCGTTATCGTTCCAGCTGTGTGCAACTTTGATATGAGCAATACGCTTGAATGGATTAGGGTCGGTATTACCAATATTGATAGTACAATAGTTGATAGCTCCATTAAGAGACACATTTCCTGTACCATCAAAATTGACATTTCCAACAAAATCTCTTCCAGCTATAGATATATTGCGAGCAGTGACAAGTTTCGTCGCCGAATACACTTGCATGTTCGCCAACGATTTTGCTACCGTTCCGATTGTCATGCTCACACCATTGTTCGTGTTGCTAAGAGCGGTGAATATGCCATTGAGGTGGACGTTATCCAACTTGTCCGCATTGGAGATAGTCTTGCTGTTGATGTAGCCCCATATTGTAGACGCTGGTCTCCTATGTATTTTGTTCTTGGCGTTGCTGTCATTGAATCCATTATCGCTAGCATAGGAGGTAAGAATCTCCGTCTTGTCGGTCAGATTTGATGTGCCTGTCGATATGGAAGCAATCAAGTCCGTGTCCGCAACGGTCACGTCAGCAGAGCCATTGAATGACTTGCCGAAGACCAAGAGGGAATGGTTCACCTTGGTTGCTGTAGCAGCATTACCACTAATGCTAGCACTAGAAGTTATAAAACCAGCTCCGTTAGTTAACTGATTAGTATTACTAGGTATAACAAAACTTTTAGGACTAGAACCATCATAAGAACCTGTATTATATCCACTCCAAGATAATGAATTTGGAGATTTAAGAGAAGTAGGTATATCAGTCTTCTTAGCATAATCCGCAAGACTTTGATGACTAGTAAGATAAGTTCCTAAATCTACAGCAGTTCCACCAGTAGCTGCAATAGTTTTAGTAACACCGTTAATCTTAACACTATGTGTATGACTAGTTGCCGACTTACCACTAAGAAGTGAATCTACACTACTTTTGGTATAATAGTTAGCAAGACTTTGGTGAGAAGTTAAAAATGTAGCACCTTTAGTAAATGTAATACCCTTTCCGCTTTTAGATACAGACGTGATAGCATTCCCACTTCCACTTACAGATATTGCATTAACGTAACCATCAAGTGACTGATGACTAGTTAAGAACGTACTACCTTTAACTACGCTGATAGTAGTACCATTCTTGGTGACAGACGTAACCGCATTACCGCTACCGCTGACAGAAATAGCAGTAGCACTACCACCTTCCAAGCTGGAGATACGAGAATCAAGAGCCTTGATGGAGTAGGCAGAGGCAATCTCACTCAGCGATTCTGATGTAAGCTTCAAGGCATTTGAATAACTCTTCACACTGCCGTTCAAGCCGCCACCACCCGTGGTAGATGCTCCTGCTCCGTATGCCGTGATACCGCCTGTGGCATAGAGATTACCATCAATTTTGATAGCCTTGTTTGTGGAATCATACGTGAGCTTAATGCCATGGAAGGAGATTGCGCCCTCGAAGGTAGCATCGCCCGATACACCAAGTTTAGAGAA